CTCCATTTCAGCCTTTGCTTCGCCCTCAGCACGCTTTCTTTCCTCTTCTTTTGCTCTAAGTTGCACTTCTTCGTTCTTTAATTTCAATAATGGGTCATTATCGATCTGATTTAACACTTTTTTCTCTTCTTCTAGGTACTCAGCCATGATTTGAGCGATCAATTGTGCCTTTCTAGAGTCCATTTTCTGTTGCATGGACTTAATTTCCTTCTGAACAGCTATAAAATCAGGATTTTGTTGCAACATTTGTTGATTTCCTTGTGCTTGAGCCTGCATTTGCTTAGCTTGAGTGCTCAAATCCATCATTTTTTGTTGTTCTTCGATAAATTCTAGCTCAACTTGCTCTTGTCCCATCAAAGTTATGTGTTCTAGTATGTTTTTTTGCAACATTCCCAAAACTTGCGGGTTTGTTCGTGCAATTTGAGTGCCCATGAAGCTTAAATGTGCATCCATATGAGCCTGATGATCCTGTCCTGGATATGCTTTGAAAGGTGTGCCGGCCAAAGCCTGCATATTTTCCATAGCTGGGTCCATTGGTTTTGGTTCTTGTGGTTTTTTCAATAACAAATCAATATCTTTAACACCAAGAGCTTCATACATATCACGATAAGCTTGATACATGTTGTGCATCTTAGGATTAGACATTGCAAGTTGCAGTTGAGTTTGTGCAACACTAATTCTTTGAGTTTGTGAAAAGATGTTTGGATCTGCAACAGGTATAATATCTATTCTATCATCAAAGTCAGCTTGCTTTATTTGTCTTTCGCCACCAACTACATCATACGGATACACTGGCGGTAAATAAGTTTTGAAAGTATTTGCAAGCAACATGAACTCACACTTCATCGATTGATATAATCTTTTGTGAATAGCAGACATAACCCGCGATCCACGCTCCAATAATGCTACGGTAGTTCCTACCGCTGCTCCTTGATTACCATCACCAACTTGCATGTCTGCAATGCTCGCGAATCTTTGACCTGATTGTACAACTAGATCTAGTAACTGTAACAATGCAGGGTTTGGTCCTTTGAACGGTAGTTGCATGAACGCGTCACGGAGATTACCTCCTGGTGCATCAACATCGCGAAACTCTCCCGGCTGCAACGGTTGAGCTTCGTCACGTACTCTGATTCCTCGCATCTTAAATCCGGACGGTAGATTAGCGAGTGTGCCTGCATCTAGTAATTGTCTTAATGCCGCTGTTGCAGTTCTAGACAAACCACCGATCATGTGAATCAGACCAAAGCCATAAAAACCTAAACCTGGTAAAAACTTGAAGTGTACAAAGTAATCTCTTTTCTTACGAGAAGGATCGTTTGCTTCATAGTTTCTTCTAATTGATAAAACTTGTCCTGAGTCTTTATCAAACGTAACAATGTATGGAAGTTTTAAACCTGTTGGTTCTCCATCAGGTCCCATGTCTTCAAAGCCTGGTAAATCTAATTCGCAGTGCGCTTCTAAAATAGTAAATACTTCATCACCATTTGGTGATGATCCTATGATGTCGTCTTTTTTGTCAGTCACTTCATCTGCAGATGAAGTGTTTGGTTCTAAGTCAACGTCTTTGTAAAAACCTGATAGCTGTTGTTTGATGACATCGTTACCTGTCATGTTTATAGAGTGAATAATATTTTCTGCATCCTCAAGTGATGTTGCAGAGTATGGTATGTATAAATCTTCAGCAGGCACAAACTTAGATACACAACGTTGCATAACACCGTCGTAGTAAACTTTTTTGAAAGTAGAACCTGACAAAGGTAAGTTAAACAACATCTGATCAAACTCTGGCTCGTACTCTTTCATGTTGACCATCAATTGATAGTTCATGAATTCTTTTACACGCTGAGCTTGTGATTCAGTTTGTTGTGTTATCTTTCCAATGATCTGTGTTCTAACTGGTCCTGATGCTGGTAATAATTCTTTGTAAGCTAATGCTTGAAACTGTGTAACAGCTTCAGCTAAAACTGGATGTGTTGCGCCTGATGCTCCTTGAAAAGGTTCTGCTCTGTTTTCATATTTAAAACCAAGTAAGTCCAATCCTTTTGTATAAGTGTCTTCCCATTCTTTTCTAGACGCTTTGTAACTTTCGTAGTTATCTAAAAGTTCGTTGCTGACTTCATGCAAAACGTCATCTTCTAAAAACTCTGCAAGATTGCTTTCGTGTTGTTCACTTCCTGGTCCTGCTACTGCAGATGGATCAAAATTAATTTCTGCACCGCCATCTTCTGTAGGTGTAACTTCAACAGGTTGTCTTGGTTCTTGAGCTAAAGTTTTTTGTAACTCAGCTAGTTGTTCCTGTGGTCCAGGATTTCTTTTTGTAGTTCTAGTTGGTTGAAATACATTTTTGTTTATAGCCATTATACTGCCTTCCTTTTAAATAAAGTTCCAACTCCACCCCCGTTTGCAAAACCAAATCTACTCTGATAACCTTCTGCTATCAACATATCAATAACCTCTTCTGGAACGTCTTGAGGTTTTACACCTGAGTTGTATGCAAAGTCTGCACGAACTGTTTCTCTTAATATAACTTGATCCATTTGTCTTGCAGTTAATTTATCATATCGAGGATCGTTTTGAATCATGTCTCTGATTTCATCTATAGTCGGTTGATTCGATGGAGTTCCTTTTCTAATAGGCACATCAGGATTTGTTGGATCAGGTATTTCTTTTATTCTTTCTAAATCTGTTTTTGGATCTCTAATAACGTTTTCTATTTGTTTCTTGTCAGCAATTTTATCTGGCCCAGACATACCAAGTTTTTTCAAAATAGCCATAAGACCAGCTGAGCCCGCTTTAGCCATCTTAACTCTACCGCCGTCATTATAGTTGTTTGCAAACATCTGTCTGCCTTGGTTTGCTGAGAATCTATTGAAGTCCATTCCTAAAGCTTGTTGTCTTTGTTTAAAAAAGTCCATGAAGTTACCACCTAAGCCTGGTAGTGCTGGTAGCTCTTCAGGAGCTGTATCTACATCTGTCATTGGTTCTGAAGGATCTGCTATAGGTAAGCCCATGTCATCTGGTTGTACTTCATTTGTGCCACCACCTATTTTATCTTCTATGTTTGTCAACTTATCATCAATAGAGTCAAACCTTTTGATAAAAGCATTTTGTTGACCTAAACCTTCTGCAGGTGGTAATTTTGATGGTTTCTTGGGACCAAAGGGACCAAAGTTTTCAAATCCACCTCTATCCACAAAACCAGGTCTTTGTCTTAGATCTGGTAATACCTGCGTTGTAGCATCCATGTTCGCTATAGAGGGACCAAGATTAGTATTTATTGGTCCAGTAGGCATCATGTTAGAAAGAAAGGGATTAAAACTTCCAGGACCTTGATGCAGAGGAACCGGAGGCACCTTTGATACAAAACTCATATCACCCTCAGGTCTTAAAGCAGGTCTTGCTAGCATATCTACCATAAAGTTTCTTGGATCAGGAACTTGCATTGCCGATTTTTGCAACTCTAACAGATTAGAAACTGCTGGAGCATCTTCAGCGACAGTTGTTAAAATACCGCCTTGGTTTTTACCAACTCTTCCACCCTTTGCATTTGGTTTTCTACCTTTAGTACTAAAGTCAAGTAGTTTCTGAAGATCATCTGTTTCTTCACGCATGTCATATGCTTCTCTAATAATATCTTGCATGAAGTCTGCTTTGTCTGCTTTTCCATAGTTCATGTTCAAGTCTATAATACTCTCTATTGCTTCATCATCTTCTATGCTGATTCTTTTTGGTGAGCCTGGTTCATAAGCTTCGTTGTAATATTTTACAATTCCGTTTTTAATATCGTTTGGTGTTAGCTCTGTACCAGAAGCAGCCTCGTCCATAAACTTTTCAAAGTTTGATGCTTGCTTGATAACTTTTGATTCAGGTGTAACAACCTCCAAACTTTTAGCTTCAGGGCCAGCAGACTTAAGTGTACCTATCAAAGATTTTTCACCCATGAATAAGTTCTCATCAAAAGCATCTTGCGCGCTTCTAAATCCTAAACCCTGTGCTCCACCGTTCTGCATGAGTGTTGGAAACTTTTCTACCAGTGTTCTAGAACCAATGGTGTTAGCTTGCCATTTTCTTACATCCTCAATAAACTCTGTAATATTTTCTTCAGGTGCAATGTTTTTAAAAGCGTTTTCTAATTGTGCAATGTATTTATCTCTAGTTTCACCACGCTTCAAATAGTCTGAGCTATTGTATTTCATGAAGTTAGTTCTTTCTATAAATCTTGAAAGAGCGTCAGTTCTTAAAGAGTTCAAACCCTCTCCAGATAAATTGAAAGAAGGTCTTTGTTTCGTTAAATTTTCTTGATTCATTCTCAGCATTTGTAATGCCTCGTCGTACAGACCGTAGTCACTCATCTCATTAGCTTGTGCAATACCTTGACCAAACAAATAATCCATTTGAGCTTTGGCTTCATCACCTGTTGGTCCAAACTGAGCCAGCTTGGGTTTAGTTTTAGAAGTGCCTTTTATTAAGGTAGATAATTCTCCAAAGTCTGCACTTTCTGGATTAAAGTACTGTCCTCGGTCTTTAACGAAAGAACCAAGTCCTCCTAGAATTCTTTTCAGTAATTCTTTTTTCATTAATAGTACGTCCTCTGTTGCTCAGGTAAAGCTTCATCTTCGTGATCGTCTGGGTGATCTATGAAGCCACCTTGTCTAAATCTCATTACGGCTTGAGTCATACTATCCACTAGGTCATCATGTTCCCCTAACGGAAATGCAGCGCACTCCTCAATAACCTCTTCAGCAAACTTTGTGTCTGGTGCCCAGATCTGTCCCGCTTCAAAAAGCGGTGCCACAGCATTCACTCTTGTATGTTTATCATTTCCACGACTAGGTGTAAAGTTAATAACAGGTATGCCCATTTTACGCATTTCATACGTCAAAGGTAGTCCTGAAGCTTTTGCTTCCACGATCACCGTTTCTGGTTTCCAATAATCATATTGCTCTTTTGCAACTCTACGCAGTTCTGGAAACTCATATCTATCCTTTACGGAATCGAGAAGTATAAGCCCCGGTCCGCTGTCCTCGCCTTGGTTGAACACGCCCCATGTCGTAATAGCAGAGTAATCCGCTGTTTCTTTCTTCATGAACGCCGTATCGTATGATTGTATAACGTGTTGCAGTGGCGGCGGATCGTCTTTGTCCCACGTCTTCCACCACTCTCTTTTGATAATTGATCCCTCTTCTGCAGTTGGGTTTTGCTGGTATTGTGCATTCCATTTTTGTATACTCACGGATGCTTTTACCGCTTCCAGTTCTTCGAGCTTCCAATAACCAGGCCAAACGGGTTTCCCGCTTGGAAGTATGGCTGGGAATTCTATCACTTCCC